TGCGTTCAGTTCAAGCCCGCTTAAAAGCAGATGGATTGACTCGCAAGCCAATGAAGGCTGAAATATTAATTGAAGCCTCAGTAATAAGAGCCGCATTCGATACTAGTACACTTAATGTGATATTAGACCGTACTGCTGGTAAAGTACGAGAAGAGATTAGTATGGGTGTAGGACAATTTGAAGCATTAACTGATGAAGAGTTAGAATTATTAGCTGCTCATCGAGCAAAACAAATAGAAGCACCTGTAGGTGATGAATAATGAGAACCTTAAAAGATTTACAAGAAGAGTATGGTTATGCTATACTAACTAATGACGAAGTGCGTGCTGTAAGAGAACACACATTGTCGTGGGAGAGTCTAGAAGGTGAGATAATAATTAGAAAGTGTATGAAGTCGTATCCTGCTTATTTACAAGTAGTGAATTACGGTTATATGATTACACCTTTTCATTATAGTATGGCTGCTAATTTGCAGAGAGAGTTCGAACGTGGTCCTAACCCTAAACCAGGCTTAGAAAAACTAGTAGATAGAACACAGCCGTATGACCCTAGTAAACCAGACTATAATAGAATGCCATATGGACTTATTTTATTGTCAGCACCACCTCAAGTTGGAAAGAGTCTTACAATAACTGAGTCCTTTCAATCTTGGATACTGACTAAGTTCCCAAGACTTGGCATATTGACATTAGGCTATGCTTCAGATTTTGCTTCTAGATTTGGTAGACGTAATAGAGACAAATTTGAAGAATTCGCCATTAAACTTACTCATGGTCGAGTTAAACTCCATGATAAAGTGCAGTCAACAGGTGAATGGGAAACGATGGTATTAGACAGAAACTCTAGATTGTATGTTACCTCTAATGGTGGTATGTCTTCTGCTGGTCTCCGTGGTGTTGTTACTGGGAAAACCGGTAATGTAGTTGTAATTGATGACCCTATTAAAAATATGCAAGATGCCATGTCAGAAATAATGGTAGAAGGTAATATAGAAGCTTATCAATCAACAGTTGAAACTAGACTTCTTGGTAACCCTGGTAGCTTATGCATCGTTATGGCGACTAGATGGGTTACGAATGACCTTCTAGGATGGCTACGTAAACATCGTAAAGATTTTATTGTTGGAGACTATAATTATGCTGCATTAGCTACTGAAGCTAATGTCTTAAAAGACCCACTGAGAAGAGTACCTGGTGAAGGTGTTTGTCCTGAAATGGGTAAAGATGACTCATGGGCTACAGTTATTAAAGCGTCCTATGAAGCTTCTGAAGGTGCCCATGTATATGGAGCACTATTCCAAGGTGACCCAAGTAATGAAAAAGGTAACTTATTTAAAGCTGATGATTGGCAAGAATATGAAATTGACAAACATTGGCCGGTTGCTGAAGAAATAAATGGTGAGATAGTTAATTCGGATGACCGTATTGAGAAACTAAGAAAGTTTGACCGAATATTCTTATCAATAGATGCTACATTTAAAAACTTAGATACATCAGACTTTGTTGCAATGGGTGTTATGGGAATTAAACAAGGTAATGCTTACTTAAGATATTTAGTAAGAAAACAATTAGACTTTCCTGACACAATTGACAAACTATTATATATACTGAAAAAGTTTCCTGAAATTGAGACTATTTATATTGAAGATAAAGCTAATGGTTCTGGTATAGTATCAGTTATTAAGAAATGGCGTAAGAAACTAGGTATTCCAGAAAAAGACTTTCCAAGTGTAGTTCCAGTAGAGCCTGAGGGTAGTAAATACTCTAGAGCTAATGCTGCTGCCGCTTATCAAAGAGATGGACGTTGTTATATTCCATGTGAACGAGATGCTCACTTATTATCAACACCTGACGACTTTGTATGGGAAGAAGATGGACTAAGCTATGCTCATTGCTATAAACAAGAATTAGGTACCTTCCCTTTTGCTGGAAATGATGACTTAGTGGATATGTTCTCTCAAGGCATTAAAAAGTCTGTTGGACTATTAACTGGTGTAGAAAAAACCGGTAAGAAAGTAGAACGCTTTTCTAGGTATTCTAAGTGGTGGCCTGAAATGGAAGCTGATTACAATTCATTAAAAACTAGAACTGAGAAAAGAGACTTTATACGACTACATGGTGCTAATATGAAATGGAAGCCTAAAGATGAAGGTGGCGAATATGGTAGCATGTAAATTAAAAAAGGAGAGTAATGAATATGGAGAAAGGTAGTTTAAAGGATAGTCGAGTTGAATTATATCTTGGTATTAACCAAGCCACAGATTATCAAAATACTGAAGAAGAAACTTTGATGGTCCAGAAATGGAATGAAAAGTTTCTTGTAGCTGAAGCTGAGTTTGAAAATAGTAGACTTAATTCAAAAAATTTAACTAAATGGCGTAATGCATATACTGGTACATTTTATCGATTAGATGCCGAAGGAAATGAAACAACGGTTAAAATGAAAGCTTTAAAAAAGATGGCGTTTGAATTAGTTGAAAGTAAAGTTATATCATTAATGCCTGGTCCTAAAATGAGTCCTAGATACTATAGTGATATATTTGTTGTAAATGCTACAGAAGCTTTGATCAATCACGAGATTGACAAAATGCTGTCTGAAGAAGTACATGATGAAAGTGAACATTCTTGTTTAATCGATGGCACAACTTGGTTAAAAGTTGAATGGGACCCATTCGATAATACTAATGAACGAAGCGGCATGCCTAAGGTTATTAATTGTCCAGTTGATACAGTACTTCCACAGCCTGGTGTATCAGATTATAAAAAACTAGAATATATATTTGAAACTAAACAACTGACTTTAGCAACAATAGTTGACTTATATGGTCGTAATGTATCATGTGATAATGGTACAGACTTAGTAGATGTAGTTGAAGTATATTATTTAAATCAAAACAGAGTAGTTGGTCATTTAGTATATGTAAAAGATAGCTTAACTGTATTAACCAATGATGTTGAGTGGGGTATGAGAAAACTTAGAACTTGTGATAAATGTGGTTCTATAGTTAGAATAGCTGAAGAGTGTCCAGTATGTTTAGGAAAAGACTTTCACTATGAAGCTGCTACTCAAGAAACTTTAACTGAAGACTTAATATATGTCGAAAATAAATACCGTAGTGGTGAAACTGATAAACCTGAAGAAGATGGTGAACAACCTAACAATCAGAAAACTATTAAAGCTGGCACTAAAATTCCACATTATCTAGTTCGTCAGTTACCATTTGTGCCTAAACGAACTATTAAAGTGGCTAGAGAAATATATGGTATATCAGAAGTCGATTTAGCTTTAGAAGCTCAAGATAGTGCTAATAAATTATTAAATAAAGCTGAGCGTAAATCAGCCATGTCTAAAACCTATGTAACTAAATTAAAAGATACTAATATTGATGACACAGATGCCGAAATTACTTATGTTGAAATCGAAAGTGCCCAAGAAGGTCAAGCCATTCAAGTTAAACAAGTTTTGGCTGACATCATGGGTGAGTTAACGATGGTCAATGTATTATATGGTAATGCTAAGTCAGCACAAGGTGTTACTGATACTGATCAAGGTAAAACTGACCCAACTGCTATATCTGGTAAAGCTAAAGAAGCTCAGTTAACTGCTTCTGCTCAAAGACAAAGTTCGTCTAAGACTCAACGAAATACAGCCTATGCTGGTGTATATGAATTGATATTCAAATACTTATTAGCTTATTCTGATGAAGAACGTTCGTTTGTAGCTTTATTACCAGATGGAAGTTATCGTGAAGAGGTATGGTCTAAATATATGTTCTTAGCTAAGAACGAAACTGGCGAATTATATTATCGTGATGATTTTGCTTGGTCAGTAGATAGTGTAGCTTATATAACTAAAGACCGCGAAATGATGTGGCAAATGATTGACCGTGACTTCTTAAATGGAACTACAGGTTCTGAACTTGATCCTCAACGTGCATTATTATTGTATTGGCACATGAAAGATCAACAAGGTTATCCAACAGCTAAGTTTGCTATCAAGTTCTTACAAGAAAGTGCTAAACATCTTCCAAGCCAAATTGAACAAGCCTTGATGAATAACCCTCAAGCTATCGAATTAGCATTATCGTTTATTCAAGATATGCAAAGTGGTAATTTAGGTAAGAAACAACCTAGTGGAGAAGGTGGCGGAGGTGCTGGTGGAGCACGTGATGGTGCTGGTAAACCAAATAATGGTAAGAGCCATGCTCAACAACAAGGTAAGACTAATAATAAACAACAAGCCAAAACAAAGACGGAGGCTAAATAATGAGCAAAATAAACGCAAATAACGATATCTCAGTATATCGTGGAGAAACTGCAGCAATTGACTTTAAAATAAGTCAAAGAACTGATTATTATGTACCTTTTCTTATTTCTAGCGAAAGAGTAAATCCTATGGTGTGTATCACCATAGGATCAACTCGTCGTGAGAATAATAATATTGTTAGTAAGCAATTGTGGTTAGAACTAACTGATGTTCCAAAATTTTTCTTAACTAGAGTAGAAGATATGGGTATGTTACCTGAAGCAGCTTGGGATAATGATGGCATGGTTCCTTATATGACTGCTGGTATTATGTATCAATTTACAACAACTGAAGAAGTTGAAGCTGGTAATTCACAATTACATTTTGCTTACTTAAACCCTGAAGATGAGACTGAAGTATTAACTGATGATTATGATTTCACTGTAGTTATGTCGTTAGATGAAACCATAACTTTAGATATGACTAATACTGATTACTTTTATCAAATAGAACTAATGGACACAGTGCCAATGTCAACTGAGTTAGAGACTATATTCTCAGATAGTACGTTACGTGCTAAAATGTCAGATGCTTTTAATACAGCATGGGCAAGTAGCCCAACTACTGCTGTAACTGAATATCAAGCCGCTTGTGTAGCTTTAATTAATAAAGTTTGGCCTAACTATTGGGGTTACCGAATTTTAGACCCAGCTACAAGCATAGTAGCTAAAGTCAGTAATATTCAAATGTTACAACCACCTAGACGATTTGTAGTTCAATCAGTAGTTAAGTAGGTGAGAATATATGAGCAAATTATATACTACTATAAAGACTGACTTAGTAGATCCTGAGTTAGAAGCTAAGGTAGATGTTGACATTAAAACTGAACCGATATTTGTAGATATACCTAATGATTTATATGCAGCTATAAGTACTAATACTCCAGAAGCGAATACTAGTATAGAAGCAACTTCGCCAGAAGTTAGACAATTTGCATATAGTGTACCGAATAGATTGTACCAACAAATAGTCCCAGAAAAACCATCTATATTAGCTGAAGAAAGAATATTTGTATATGTACCTAAAGCGTCTTATGATAATGCAGGTATTGCAAAGTTCGCAATAGAACAGTTTAATATTATTGATGGTAGAGTAACTATAAAACAAAGTTATTTATCACAGATGTTATCATCTAACTTAATTAAACCCGAAGTAATCTTAGTAGTAACTGAGCTTCCTACTATTGGACTAGATAATCGAATATATCTAGTCCCAGTAGATAGTTCAACTAGTACTGGTTATATTTGGAATAGTACAACTAGTAGTTGGGCTTCATTGGGTACAGTCTCATTGAATATAGACAACTATCATACTAAAGCTGAAATTGAAACTTTATTAAATGATTTACAAACTGCTTTAACTGAAACT